CAGCGCGCCTCGGCGTTCTTGGTGGTGTCGATCTTCTTCAGCTTGAGAGCCATGGGTATTCCTCACGCCACGCCATAAAAAAGGCCGCATCAGGTGGCGTTATCCTGGTGCAGCCGAAAGGTTGATGTGGGTTACGCGGTGACCGTGATGGTCGAACTCGCGGTCTTGGTCTTGTCGGAGACGCTGGTACCGGTGATGACCGCAGTGCCGGCGGCGATACCTGTGACCAGGCCGGTGGAACTGACGGTGGCCACATTCGGCGCCGAACTGGACCAGGTCACGCTCTGGGCTGCTCCAGACGGGGCGGCCGATGCACTCAGCTGGCGTGTAGCACCAACAGCAACCGACGCTGTGCCTGGCGTCACAGAAACGCTGGTGACCGGTACAAACGGTACGCGCGTGAGGGTCGGCGCCTGCCTTGCGACGGTGTAGTTCAGCGTCACCTCAATGATGGAGCGCTTGTCACCATTGGGCAGGTCGCCGTCGATCTCCAGTGCCGGGAAGTTGAACAGGTACGAGTTGCCCAGGCCGTCAGTGATCGGGAACGAAACGGAGATCGGCAGACGGCTGAAAGTGTTCTTCCAGATCTGCCAAGAAGCCTTCGACCAGGCCAGGGTAATGGTGCCGGTGATGGCAGCCTCGGTGGCGATGATCGCGCCTGGACCCAGTTTGGCGGTGCCGATGCAGCGCTGCGCCTGCAGGGTGTTGTCCAGGTTGACCGTGATCGCCGATACGCAGGCTTCGCCTTCCAAGGAGCGGCCATCTACCAGCAGCGTGCCGATGTTGACGTTGGACATGAACGGCGTGCTGGTCGGTGGCTTGATTGTGCCGGCTGGCGCAGTCTCGCTGTCGGTGTAGTCCATGCCCATAAGCGTGAACGTGGCGGTGATCTTGCCGTCGCTTGGAACTTCGAGCTTAAACACCGAAACGTGCATGCCTTTGAATAGGCCATAGACGCCGATGTCGTTGAAATTCTTCGCGATAGTGAAAGTGCGGCGAGTATCGCCCACGGTCAGCAGGTCATTGTTCCAGGTGCCGTAGAAGGCAGCCTCGAGCAGCTTGTCGAAGGTGCTGTAGGACAACTCGCCGACGATGTCGCCCTGAATGTCGGCGCTGCTGACGACCGAGCCTTGGCTGATGCGGCCGGCGCCGATCTCGTCGCTGACCTGGGTGTTGACCTTGGGGCTCAGCGTGTTGCTGGTGAAGCGTAACGTGTCCCAGGCCCCGGTCGTGGGGGTTACGCCCGGGGTTACTTCCGGGATGAGAAGCGTGGTTTGACGTGCGCCGGAACTCATTGGAGTCTCCTTTCTGCGGGCATAAAAAAACCCGCTCAAGGCGGGGTTCTAGGGAAATCGCGCTCAGGCCACTTCAAGGCCCAGAGTCATTTGCAGCTGTTCGCGCCAGTATTCGACCTGGTGCTCGAGCGCAGGCTTGCGGCTCTTCCAGCGGGCCAGCTCGCGACCCGATAGGCTGGCGACCTGCTGGCCGTCGCTGAAAGCCCGGCAGGCGCGATCGAACTGCTGCTTTTCGTTCAGCTCGCCGCGCAGAAGTGCATCGATGTGAAGGTCGGCCCATACGGCGAAGTCATCGTCGAGCCAGCGAGCGAAGGCCACGGCCAGCTTCGGATGAAGCCACGTGCCCTGCCCCTTGCCGCCTCGCACCGTCTCAACCAGACCGAAGTGAGATTTTCCCACTTCGGTATCCAGCCCCAGCGCCCTGGCCAGAGCGTTGAGGTAGCTCAAGCTTCCGGGCAGACGGAGCCAGTCGACCGGCCGCTTGCCGAACCGCTTGGCCACGTCGGTAGCATTGATCCAACCGTCGCTGTTAAAGCGCACGGCCTGGCCCCGGTAGTGGAATGGAATTACGTTGCCTGCATTCATCGGCGTAACCTCGTTCATCAGGCGAAAAGGAACGCAGCCGGGGCGGACGGATGAACGAACATCCACCGTTCGGCTGTACGGGCCTAGGCTGCGTGTTGGGTTGCCTTGCGGCAGAAGATGGTCAGCCGGCGCGGAACCGGACGCTGACGTTGGTCTGGTAGAAGTCTTCGTAGTAGCCGACTACCTGCTGGCCGACTTCCAGGCATTCGATGTGACCGGACTGCCAGGACTGGAAGTGGTCGGAAAGGGCATCGGCCAGCTGGTTGATGGCGCTGAGACCCTCACCCCTCCTGACGAAGCACTGAATCACAGCCTGGCCGGGGCGCCGGTAGCTCGGCACGTCGGCCATACCGCAGAAGAACGGCGTGGCGTACTGGATCTCGAAAGCACACCAGACCCCGCTCGCCGGCGGCGTGAATGCGCCTCCAGGCTGAGGGCTGTTCGCGTACTCGACGCGCGCCTGGTCGATGCCGGTGAAGGCCGCCATTCGCCCGGTGAGCGTCTTGCGCACGGTTTCGAATGGGACCGTCATGTGAACCTCTCGCTGACAGCGATGAATGAAATGCCGTAGGTGCCCTTTGGCGCCATGCGGCTGAATCCGGCAGACGTGACCTTGACGGTTGGGCCGCGGTAGCCGCCGAACTCCAGCACCTCGCCGTACTCGCTGTTGTTCTGCACGTAGATGACCTGGTATGGCTTGAGGCCCACCAGCTTTGCCTGGGCCAGACCCTTGGTGACCGTGCCCTGGACATCCAGGTTGGTATTGACGGTGTAGTCAGGGGCGCCGATGGACACGATGTGGTTGCCCATGTAGTTGCCGCTGTCGATCGCCGAGTTGTTGATCACTTCCGACACAAGGGCCATGGTGATGGATACCTGCAGCCTGACCAGGTCAGCTTCGATCTGGTCGATGAAGCGCGTGGGCGGGATCGACCAGCCTGCCATTACGTAGCCCTCAACTGGATCTGGTAGTGCACGCCCACGGGGTCTACCCCGGATGGCATGACCTCGTATTGCATGAGCTGACCGGTCACGAGGTCTGGGCCGACAATTCGATGCCCCGGCTGCGGCTGATCGGTAACCTCGTTGGTCAGCACGATAAGTCGAACGTCTGTTGCCTTGATGCGGATGCCATCTACCTGCTCGGCCTTGAATTTAGTGAATACCCCCCGACCGGTGTAGGTGATCTGCTGCGCCGTGGTCTGCTCCTCGACCGGGTCGTATACGCCGGGGCCGGTGTAGCTGCCGGTAAACGGCTTGACCGCCTCGGCAAATACCGTGTCGAACAGCTTGCCGAATGACGCCTGCATACTGGACTTGATGGCCATGTCACACCGCCTGTTCGATCTTGCGTAGGGTGTATTCAGCGACGCACCGGCAGCGTATCCGTTCGGAAAGCGGAGCGCCGAGCGATGGGTCGCACGGGAACATCATCTGGGCGCCGCTGATCGAGGTGAAAGGCTGATCGGCGGGCACCGTGGTGCCATGCAGCGCCGCGTGCGTGTGTCGCACAGTGCCGTCGCGCATCGACCGCCAGGTCTTCACGTAGGTGTACAGGCCATTGGTGCGTGCGGTGAGCTGCTTCCACCCCTCCTCCCGCGCCTTGTTGTACGCCTCGGCGATGTTGGTCTGGGCCAGGGCTTCGGCCTGCATGTCCAGTAGGCGTTTCGCGTATGCCGCGACTGCTCGCTCCCGGGTGTCTTTCGGCAGCGGCTTGCCCTTCTCGATAGCACTCTGGACGACGATGTCGAATCGCCTGTCGCGGCGCTCTCGCTTCAGGTAGCCGCGCAGTAGCTTTGGGTCGCCGCTGGCCAACTGCACTCGAGCACGCTCAATGGCATCGGCAGCCGAGCCTGTGAGCCCCAGCAGGCCGCCAGCACGCTTGCCCGTTTGCCTGCTCAGGCGCCCAGCGACGTTCAGGGCGATGGTGCGTGCGCTCTCGCCCCGCAGCCTGCCCTGAGTGATGGCTGTGCGTACGGCGTCCATCTGGTCGCGCTCGGCCTGCTCACGCAGCGCGCGGGCCTGGCCAGCGAGGAAGGATGTGACGCTGTCAGCGCCCATGTCGATCTCGCGACGCACGCCCGGGATACGCACGGCAACCAGCTCACGGGCGGCAGCGGCGGCATAGGCAGCTCGCAACCGCTCGACGAACAGCGCGAACAGGCCCAGCGCCAGGATCTCTTGCAGCCTGGATTCATCGCCATCGTTGATGACCTGCTCCAGCTCGCTGATGCTGACCGACCGTGCCACGGTGGCAACCTGATCCAAATACGCCTGCTGTGCGCCTGGCTCAAGCTTCAGGATCTCGGCCTCTACCTCGGAGGCCTTCATACGACGAACACTGCGATACCGCAGGCCCTGGTGCTGCGTAGCAATGGCGCGACCAGTTCATCAACCACGGTCAGCACCGGGCGGGTCGGTACACCGCCCTCAGCCGTGGCCGCAGCCTGATACTCGATCTCCAGCACGTCCACCTTCTGCCGCTTGATGGCCTCGGAGGCGACGTAGTCCGGACTGAGGCTGCCGGGGGCGACGATCTCGCGCAGAGCAGCCTCATAGGTGGCCCGTTCGATCTCGGCTGGCAACTCGGTGGGCGGGATGGCCGCTCCTTCGTTGTCAGTGGCGCCGGTGCGCGGCCACTGTAGCTCCTGCGCCCGGCCGCCGGTCTTGGCGCCGGAGAACATCGACTCCCACCGGCCACAGCTGTTCTGCTGCTGGTACTTGCCGTCGATGTAGGCCGATGCCCGGATAAGTGCGGCCTGCTTCGCCTGCTCAGTGCCGGCCCAGGCCGAATTGGCGCGCGCGGCGTGATAGGCGTCGGCGGCTGCGACGGTTCCGTAGAATTCAGGCATCGGGATGTCTCGAATGAGTGGGCGCCGGACTGGCCGGAACGCCCGGGTTGTTACGAGTGCTTGGCCAGCTCGGCCTGCAGCTCTTCCAGGGTGACGTCGTCGCCGACCTGGATGCCCTTGTCCTTGAGCTGGGCGATGGCGTCAGCCTTGGCCTTGCCCTCGGCTTCTGCCAGGCGCTTCTGCAGGGTTTCCACGCCGGAGTTCTTGCCGGCCTCGATGCCGAGGTCCTTCAGCTTCGCCAGCAGCACGTCCTTGTCGGTCTCGCTTCCGTCAGCTTTCGGCGCTTCGCCGGAGACAGACAGGAAGCCCAGGCGAGACGCCTGCTTGTGGCCGTCCTCAGTCAGCTCGACGTCGCGGGTCTGGCCGGGCAGCAGAAATACTACGCCGACGGCCGTGCGGACGCCCTGAGGGGCCTTCGAGTTGTTGGTCACTTTCATGACGCTCTCCTATCAAGCCGCAGGGGCAGTGATTTCGTCGAGGTAGAAGAACGCGCCAGGCAGGCGGATCTCTGTACCACCGGTGCGGGCGATGATGCCGGTCTCGAAGCCCATGATGGACTTCTGGCGGGCAGCCAGTACGCGGCGCGGCATCGGCAGGTGGAAACGAACCACTTCCGGGTCCTTGCGGTAGGCGACCAGTCGACCGCCGCCATCGGCGGAAGCGTTGCGCGCCTCGCGCAGCGGCTGGATGTCCAGTGGCTGACCGGTCTCGGCGGTGTAGATGTTGTTCTTGCGGATGTACTCCAGAACGGTCATGAAGCCGTCGCCCTGGCCCATACGCCGGGTCGAGATGTAACGGAAGGCTTGCGGCGGCACGCGAACAGTGTCCGCCCACTCGACCTCTTCCGAGTTGTCGCGGATGCCGCCCAGGGCGAAGTTCACATCGTCCAGGATCTGGTCGACGGTCTTGTTCACCCAGAAGATGCCGGTGCCGCTGCCAGCAGCATCGGCGCGCTGCACCTCGCCGTTGTTCAACAGACCGGTCCAGTTCTTCTCGGTGGAGCCGACCATGGCGATGCTGTTCAGTAGGCGCTCGACCTTGTCGGCGGCGCTCATGGCCTTGGTGTCGTTCAGGGCGATGCCGTACAACGCGGCCTGGTTGACCTCTTCCAGATTCCATTCCCAGCCCGAACCGATCATGGCGAAGTCATGCGATGCCTGGCCACGGGTCGCCTGGTTGAACGGCATGTCGGTACCGGAGCCAGAGAGGAATTTCGCCTCGCCTGCGGTATCGACGGTGAAGAAGGTGGTGCCGATAGCCCACGGCTGGCCTTCAGTCACGATTGGAACGTGCGCGCCGTAGTTGAAGGCTGGGTAGCGGCGCTGGTAGACACGGGTCTCGATGTTGCGGCCTTGGGCCAGAACAAACGGGAACGCCGCCTGTGCGTCAGCGAATTGATTCATGTTGGCAGGTCCTCAGCCTTAAGCGGCAGCGATCGGGCGCAGGCCCATGGAGATTTCGACGATGTCGCCGTCGACGCCCGTGGTGTCGAAAACAACGTTGGGCAGCGGGCCGACGACGCCAGCACCGGCAGCGCCGACATAGCGGTTGGAGGTGGCGTTGTAGTAAACCGCGCCACCGTCAGCTACAGCGCCGCCAGCCTGGACTTTCATGCAGCCCATGGTCATGAAGGCGCCGGTGAAGTACTGCGGGTAGCCGTCGACCAGGGTCGAGCCGTCAGCAACCGGAGGCACGGCAGGGTTCAGCACGGCGAAGCCGATGAATGTGCCAGCCGCCAG